CGAAAGTCTGTCCGTGTGGTCCTGCAGGTAGATCTGTATTTACTTCATCCTGATCTGGATTTCCTTCTGGTCTAGCAACATGCTCATGCACTGCTTCTCTTGTTACCTTAATATCTTCGACAGCAACATTCTTTTCTAGTCCATGATCGAACATAACATCATAGTGTGTTACTGTTCCATCTTCTAGTAGTGTGTGCTCTCCTTTTATACAGTTACCTTCACCCCACTCTGCATGTTCTACCTTAGTAGCACATGAATGCTTTACCTTTTTGATGCTTGGTTTACCTTCTTCACCTTTTGGTTCTGCAAGTTTCATACCAGGTGCGTCACCACCTCCAACACCATCAGCTCCTTTGCCTTTGATGTCTGTGCTACCCATGACTGCGGAGTAATCATATCTCCATGTCTCTTCGACACTTTTAAACTTTGTGTTTAGACTTGTTTCTGCAGCTAACTGTGCTAAAGTCTTTTCCTCGTGATGGCTCATCTTATCTTTTTTGGGGTCTGTTGGAATAACTTGCTTAACTGGGACTGTACCTTCAGGTTTCTGTACCTTCTGGCCAGGTGTAAGCGACATAACATACTCACGATATGCGTCAGTACCTGTCTCAAATACTTCTTTTATGTTTGTGATCCAAGTGCGGAAGGTTGTTTCTTCAGCAGTAAGACACAACACATAGTTAGGTCCTCGACGTAAAATCTTTCCTACTTGTCCGTTCTCAGTAAGCACCCATTCACCTTGTTTATAGACTTCGTTTTTATAAAACTTATCTTTGGTGATGTTTGCTTCCGCAACCTTTGTCTTCTTTGCGAACTCAGAAAAGGATTTCATTAATATATGTGTACATATCAAGTTTATTTATAAGCCCATACCACTTCTAACCTTCTGCATGAGCTCCATCTTCTCATTAGTGTCCAAAGTATCGGGTATTCCCTTTATAAATTCACTAGTTTTTACTTCTTTTGCTGCTTCTCTCATCTTACTTGCGGACATTCCAGCTGCACCATCCCCGTCTGGATCTCTATCACCCGCAGATATAACTTTAATAGTCTTAAATGCATAGTCTATGCTATTTTGTTTCTGTAATAACTTATCAAAGTCCGCTACTCTATCAGAACCTACCACCATCACTATATCAGTGTACTCTTTCATCATCATATCCTGTGCCACCTTGATAATAGTATTACAACATGCTTCAGTTTCTATCTTTGCCCACGGAAACATCTTCTGCATTATTTCTACCTTATATTCATAGGGTAATGGGTTATTTGGTTTCTTAAATGTCTGTGATGGGTAGATCAAATAGTCACCAGAGCCTGCATAACTTGCTACTGCCCTTATAAGTTTCTCATGACCTATGGTTGGTGGATTAAACCTACCAAATGTAAAATGACATGTCTTCATTTACCGTCTCCTGCAACCCAGTTCTTTTCTACGTTGAAGTTTGCAACTGAGAATGTCAAACGATCAACTAACTTCACTGCACCTTTACCTTCTTGAATAGCAACGTACCCCTCAGGTGCTGTTATCTTGTACCCATTCTCCGTGCGGAGATATGTACCAAATCTTTCACCCTTCTCTAGTTTACGGATGAACATTTCCTTTGCTAACTGAAGATTTTTATACAAGTCAATAGTATTAATCAGATCTTTTTCATGTTTTTCAATAAGATCTTGACCCTCATATAACTTAGCAAGTTTACCTGCCTTACCTTTCGGTGTCTTTAATTTATCTGCTGCCTTCTTACACTCTGCTTCAAAGTATGTCTTAAATTCCTTTATAACTGTAGTAGATGTACCCATTTTCTGACCCCTTCTGACATACTGGTTGAAGAATATCTTTAGTCTAGTACCCACAGCCAACTGATCTTTACCTGCATTGTGCTCTGCCATAGTGTCTAGGAAACTACCTGCCACAAGAGTACCACTTGACGATTTTATTTTAACTAATTCATTCTTCTCAGAACTATTGAGTAAAATATCATTACCAAGTTGCTCTGTCTCAGCACTCAGTACCAACACATCGTTACTACTATTCAACTTCTTAACATTATATCCAAAAGAAGCTTGCAATGAGCTGATAGTACCACCAGAATAACTGGTATGAAATACTATACCAAGTTTTGCTTTCACTGCCTTATCATATAAGTCATCCTCAGAGGGTATACAATAGGTAATAGTGTTAGGTTGGAATATAAGACAGTCTTTACCATCTATTTTCTTCTTCTCTTTATCATCAGTAAAAAGTAAGTCACCTTGTGCCACCCCTTTGATACCCAGAGCAGGTAGATATGTCAAACAGTCCTTCAATTTAGAAGCAAGACCAGGTGAACTACCATGATTTGCATCCACATCTGCGTGTGTAAAATTAATCTTAGCATCTTTGTTGAAGATAGATTTACTACCAACAAAGAACCTACCAGTCTCAGGATATGTACCACAAAATACAGCAGGTGCACCGTCCCATTTGGTAGTAATTTTTAAGTTACTGTCACCACCAGAACTAAAAGTCTTAGCAAGTTCATCTAAGAACATAAAAGCATCCGTTGCACCCTCCTTACCATCAAGGAGAATACTATCTTCTAAGTGTTCTAGGTGTGTGTTCTTACTCATTAGTATATTTTAGCAAATGGTCCGTATTTTGTGCCTTCTTTTTTGGCAAGAAATACCATGTCAGTTCCAAACTTATCTCTGTCCTCAGGTGAGAGAGATAAGAACTCACTCAACCATTTAATTTGTTGACATTTAGAGTTTGCTACGTGAGGTTTTGTACCAAATACAAATGCTAAGTTATCGTATGCTTCGTCTGCAGTCTTGGCATCTATTTGTACCCTATTTTTCTGTAAAATATTGATGAGACCTTTCCAATCTTCACTTTTATCATCACAAAATTCTTTTGCAGTCTGAGGATATGATGCATTATCTTTTGTAAAGCTTAACTTATAATCTTTTAGTAATTGTTCTACTAATTCAACAGTTGCTTTACCTAATCTAGCAGCAGTAGCACCAGATGAAGTAGGTTCGTATTTTAAATTAGACATCCCAGTACTATTGTTACCTTTGATCTGGAAATTATATACGTTGCCACCATCCTTTACATATACTCTTGTGTCCTGAGTAGATAAAGTTATTGCTCCTTCTTTATCTTTCTTCTTACCCATCTTACAGTCAGCAGCAATGTATGAAAAACGCATCTTAGCTAAGTTGGCAAAGAACTCACTCTTATCATTCACAAATTCTATTCGTGCATCCTTTCCTGCAGCTACCTTTTTGAGAGAAATACCAAACACTTGTTTGTTTTTAAACAACACTCTCATTATAGCATTTAATTCGGTAATTGACTTTGCTTTTGAACGTCCTTTTTCACCAGAATTTACCGCAGTATCTATCCTTTTTGTCCACGTAGACTCATTTTGTATCAACCAGATGTCAGCAGGGTTCCAGTTGTCCTTAGCACTGATATTAAAATTATCTTTGACTATTTTAGTGATGAATTCCATGAACCCACCGTTACGATTGAACTCTGTGAACGCAGGTTTACCTATCTTATCAAGCAATGTTTTCTGTTGCTTGTAAAAGTTCTCTAACCAAGTGTCATCTACCTCATTTACCTTACCAACTCTCTTCCATATATCTTTAATACCATTCATGGTAACATCATCTGCCTTCAATGCAGCTACATTCTTCCACGTTGCGTTATCTTGTATTGCTCTCCTAAAAACAAAGGCAGAACCAAGTTCTTGCATCTCTGTCATGGTTGCTTCACTAACACTCTTACCACTAGAGTCAGTTAGTTTACCTGTTGCTTGAAATTTTATTTTCTGAGTGCCAATAAACAGTGCAATAAGTGGTTTAGAACCTGTAATAATTGGATCAGCTGTTGATCTTATGTAACTATTCTTATATCGTGTGATCAATCTTCTTACAGCACTCTCACTGGTCTTGAGTGAGATCCAAGGTTGGTCTGGTTTGACACCAAATGATGTTTTACCATCCCATTTACCATATTTTATGTTAGGATCATGTCTCCATATAGCATCTTGACCCGCAACATCCATGACCCCCTCCATCTCTTCTTTAATGGAACGGGATCTGATTGCTTTTATTAAATCTTTTCTATCAATGTTCTGGTATGCCATCCTTACTAGAAGCTTTTCCAATATTTAGGAGGGAGTAATCCAGATTCTGTGTCAGTTCTATGCTTGAGGGTTAAAAGGATGTCACCAGCGAGACTAATTCTTCTATGTTCTCTGGGTTGAGGAGTAGTATAGTGTTCAAGAGAACCAGGAAACATAATAAGATGCTCAGGTTGAGGGGTGATTGCATATCCATCACCGTTGTTAAATCTATTTTCTTTAATAAGTTTAAACGCATCTCCAAACCATTCATTAGGGTTCTTTTTATGTAGTATTAAGGGGTCACCAGGTGTCTGTATGTAATACACCCATGATATATGTGCACATGAGTGGTAGTGACATGGGAAGTGTTGACCAGGATCACATATAGTAAACCAAGTCTTGACAAAATTGACATCAAAAGTGGATTTATCTATTGCAAACTGATCCATGTACTCTATGGCACATTTTTTCACGGCTCTAAAAAATTGCTCCAGTCTCTTATCTTGATGGACTAGAACTTTACCGTTCAATTCACCTGTTATTTTACCAGTGCTGTTGTCAAATTTACCATCATCAAATCCTTTGTATAATACGTTCAAGAAACCAGTAAGTTTCTTCTCATATATGAGTAATGGAAATGCCTGATGAAATTTAGAGGTCGTCTTCTGCACGTACTTCCGAGTAGTTGATATCAAATTTACCACCAGGATATCTCTTCTCTAATTTTTTAATATTTCCTTCAATTACCTCATCGAAACTGATGTCCAGAGCCATACAAGCTTGTGCCACATACCACATAACATCACCCAACTCAATAATGAGATGCTTTCGATTATCATCGTTCCATGGCTTCCCTTGGAAGACCATCTTTTTAACGATCTCCAAAAACTCTCCAGACTCAGCAGCAAGGCCAACGCCAGCAGTGGTAAGACGTTCAATATTGGCACCCTTTTGGTCAAGTTCAACCAAACGATCAGCAAGATAGACAAAATCTTTAGAACTATCGCTTGTGACAGTATCCACGAAATGACTGTACTTATCAAAATCTATTGTCATAGTAAATTCTTTCTCAAATCTATGTATTATACTTTAAGACTGGCAAATTTCTTAGATAAATTCTCCTCGACTTTCTCCATGTCATCTTGTCCTGAATCAGACAAGTTCTGTTGAGCACTTTGTTCAACATCATACAACCTCATCTTCGCTCTGTCAATACCAACCACAAAACGTTTGTTTACAGTGGGATCATTGTACCTGTTCTTCAACTGTTTAACCATTATCTGTCCAAGTCCTTCGAGTTCCTCGCTAGAAATGAGAGCGAACATAAGGTCAGCAGTAGCAGGAAGTCCGAAAGATTCAGATGTGTCGGTAAGGTCAATATCGCTAGAAGCAAACCCAGAACGAGTAGTCTGAGTAGCACTAACAATCGGTAAATTTGCTTCCACAGCAAGACCACGAAGCTCCTCCGCAATCGCCTTGATGTATGAGTAAGAGTTGACATTGCCTGCATTGCCTTTAAAACGTGACGAAGCACATATATTGAGGTAGTCTATGAATATTATATCAGGTTTGAATGATTTTTTCAAGGCTAACTCATTGAGTAATGACTTGAAGTGACCACAGTGTGCTGATGCAGTAGGATATTCTTTAACTATTAACTTACCTTCAGTTTTCTTAGCAATACTTGTCACCTTATTATCATACATCATCTTAGGTAACTGATTTAAGTTTTGTATATCACAATTTAAAAGGTTACTATCTATTCTTTCGGCAATCTTTTCTTCTGCCATCTCCAGAGTGATGTACAAAACGTTCTTACCTTGGAGTAGAGCAGAACTAGCAACATGACACATGAAGAGAGACTTACCAACACCAGTACCTGCGAGAGCAATGTTGAGAGTTTTATTAGGTAACCCACCTTTTGTGATCTTGTTGAAGAATTCCAGATCAAAAGGTATCTTGTCTTCAGTTCTGTGGTAGAACTCGTATCGTTCTTCGTAGTCCTCAAGGTAATCGTGACCTATGTGATTGTCAAATGATACTGCTAATGCATCTGATAATATACTTGGTATAGAACCAGCTGCTCTCTGTTCATCATTGCCTTCTGCAATTTTAATTGATGACATCAATGCAATATACAATGCTCTATCTTGACACCACTTCTCTGTAACGTCTACGATCCACTCAGGTTCAGACTTTTCCTCGTCTATCTCTTTAATTATATGTACAATATTCTTATGTTGTTCATCAGATATCGTATCTAATTGACCAACTTCAATTTCCAGTGCTTCCTTAGTAGGTATAGCATTGTACTGCGTAAAATATTTATTAATAACTTCAAATAAATTCCTCTCTAGAGGGTCGTTGAAGTATTCTGCCCTGATAAAAGGCAAAGACTTCCTCACAAAAACTTCATCTAGAAGGAGGTTCTTAAGTATTAGATTCTCTACCTTGTTCATTTAGCTTTAAAATTAATGGAACTGTTAAAGTAATTCTATTTTCCGTTTGTACAGGAGAACTATGCTCCATGTATGATGGGTATATTATAGCATCTCCTTGGTTGATATACAAGCCTGCTGCATCTTGCCATTCATCAATGATTGCTGGTTTGAATGCTTGAAGCATTGCTCTTGCAGGATGATGCAATGTATCGGATGCTGCACCATCCACCACATCAACGTAATGTATCATAGTATAGTGACTTGGTAGAGTATCAAATCTGTCTGTACTTTCTCCCTTCTCTAACACCTTAAGGATGATAGCATCCATAGTGATTTCATGAGTGTCATAACACCCAATATCAGTGAGAAATTGCTCTATTACATCGGTATATATCTGAGTTAGAGAAGGTTCAAATTGCTGTATACCATATAAAAAAGGAGAGACAGCAGAGAACCTATTCTCCTTCCATATACCCATACAAAAATCAATAAAATCTTGGTTTTTATCTACGTTATATTTTTTCCAATCTATTTTTGAAATTTCAGTTTCACGAATTAGATTGATTTTTTTTCCATTAACTTCAATCGATTTTTCTGAATGATTTATTTTAGCTTTTAGTTTTCCATGTATAGTATCATGTTTTAGTAAAAAACTACTGATTTCAGAACTCCCCCTGTTATTAATAGCTACTACCTCTAAGTCTTTTCTGTTATTTTCGATGATAGACCTGAGAACCATTCTTCCAATTCTACCAAATCCATTTATGCCAACTTTTACAGTCATAATTATTTTCCTAACATTTTCTTAGCAATCATAACAACACTATCGCTAGTTAAGTTAAAATCTTCGTAAATCGATTTATAGGGTGCGCTTTTTCCAAAAGTTTTTAGTCCTAAAGAGGCTCCATCCGAGCCAACATATTTTTCCCATCCGAATATACTGCTTGCTTCTATAGATATTTTTTTAGAATTTTTTTCAATGACTTTTTCTCTATATTCTTTTGGCTGTTTATCAAATAATTCTTGGCAAGGCATAGAAACTACTTTTGAGTTTATGTTAGCTTTTTTTAGTTTATTTAATGCGTCAATAGCGATTTCAACTTCAGAACCAGATGCGATTAAAGTAATTTCAGGATTAGAATTAGTTTTTTTAAGTTCGTAACCTCCAAGAGCGCTCATATTTTTGTTTGTGAGCGCTTCAGTCACAAATTGAATTTTTTGTCTTGATAAGGCTATCACGCTGGGATTAGTACTACTTTTTAAGGCAGTCTCCCAACATTCAAGTGTCTCAATTGTGTCAGCAGGTCTAAAAACATTTAAATTTTGAATAGATCT